AACAGGCACTGGCCGTTGTCGGCCATGCGGACGAACCCAGTACCCGGGATGCCCGAGCCGAGCAGCAGGAGCGCGCCGGTCGCCGACATCGCGTAGAGGTTGGCTCCGATCACCGCGTACGTCGCCGCACCCATCGTGTGCAGGCCGCGGGTCGCCTTGTTCGAGCTGTCGTTCGCGAGACCCACGATGCCGGGCGCGCGCCGGATGGTGATCGGCGGCACCTTCTGCTTCGTGTCGGTGGCCGACGTCTGCGGGCCGATCTCGCTCATGAAGTTGACGAGACGCTTGCAGCTCACGCGCGGGTCGCGCGCGACATAGGAGCCGGTCGGCAGGGGGACTTGGGTCGTCACGACTCAGATCCAGTTCGGGCCGCCCCACGGGCCGCCCTGAGCGCGCTGCAGTTCGCCGAGATCGCTCTCCATGTAGCGGAGCGAACGCTTCGTGAGCTGCCGCTCCGCGTCGTTGATCAGCGCGATCAGGAGCTGATCCTTCAGCGTGATGCCGTAGTGCGCGGCGAGCGCACGCGTGAGCATGTACTTGACGCCCTCGATGTCCGACGCGCGCAGCGGTGCGGTCGCGGCGAGATTCGTCTGCGGCCACCAGCCGAGGCGCATGCCGTCCGCGGCCTGATTGGCGAGCATGTCGTTGAGCACCGTGAGGCCCGTGGACGCCTGCACAGCCGTCGGCACCTGCGTCTCATCGACGACGTTCAGCTTCCAGAAGGCGAAGTTCACGATCTCTTGATTGAGGGCCACAGATGCTCCGGTGAATTAGTTGGGCGTCTCTCCGCCCTGCCACGCATGGTTGTGTGTACGTCCGCGTTCACGTTGTGCCGGCTAGGGTGAGGGCCAGCCGGCGAAGCCCTCGGCAGCTAGAGCTGCTCTTTTACTGCGTGCGGATCCACGAGCGCGGCAGCAAGCCGGTCGTGCGGTTGCCGTTCAGGAAGTACGTGTACTCGTACTTCGTGTTGGCAACCAACGCGGTGATCGCGGCCAGACCACCCGCCGGAACGACGAGCGAGTCGCCCGTGTTGGCGTTGATCGTGATCGCGGTCTGCGTCTGGGTCGACTGGAGAACGAACTTCGCGCCGTCCGGCGGGTTCAGCGGCAGCGTGAGCGTGCCGGTCGCGAGCGTGCCGGCCGGCGTCAGGAGCACGCTGTCCGTCTGCGCCACGATGTTGAAGGCCGTAAGCGGCGTGTACCATTCACGAGCTGCACCGATGCAGTCGTAGGCGCCGTAACCGATCTGAGACATGTGAGATTCCTTGTGTTATCGAGGGAGCAACCCGCGCGGGCCTTGCGGTCCGCGCGGATCAAGCCTCAGTCAGATTACGCCGGCTGGTGGATGACGCGGACCGCGAGTTCGGGGTACGCGAGCACTTCGCCAGAGATGGTGTCCAGTCGGGCCGGCAGGAGATCGTTGGTCGGATCCCACTGCTGCGCGAACCGGATGTTGTAGCCCTCGAAGGACTCCTGCGCCGTGAACTTCACGAGCGCCGACAGATCGAGCATCGGCGGGTTCGCAAACACGATCGCGTCGCGATACCACGCGAGCGACTGCTTGATGAGCTGACCCGAGACGCCGGCCGTGGTGCCACCCATGACGGTGATCGCCGCGGTCGCACCGGGCTGCGAGTCCACGTTCTGGTACGCGCCGCCGGTGATGATCGCCGGAGAGATCGACAGAGCCGCGATCGCGCCGCCGGAGTCCGAAACCGTCGTGTTGACCACGAACTGCTTCAGGCGACCGAGCGAAATCTTCGACTCCGGGTCCACGTCGTTCACGCCAGCGATGGTGATCACGTCACCCGCGTTGACGGTCGTGGTGCCCGAGGCCCAGCCGTTGGTCGAGATGGTCTGCGACGCGACGAACGCGTTGCCAGCGCCCGTCTGGCCCTGCCCACCGCCGTTCATGGCCGGCGTACCGCCGGTCACGACACCAATGGTGTGCGCCGGCAGCTTCGTGTTGCGGAACGCAACGAAGCCGGCGACCTTGTCGCTGATCACGCCTTCGAGCCACTGGTCAGAGACCGTGCTCTCGGGATTGAACAGGCCCTTGTTGTCGAGCACGAACTCGTACGACGCCTGCGGGTTCGCAGTCAGCGTGCGGCGGTCATCTTCCGGCGCCAGCGTTTCCGTAAGGAACCGCTCGGCCTGAAGGATGTTCGCGAAGTTCACGGCCGTGTTATACGCGCCGCAGAACTTCGGCACGCTGTTGACCAGCGCGCCCACGTCAACCTCGATCAGCGCGGCCACCTTCGCCATCGCCGGCTCAAGCACCTGCTCCTCGAAGTTGTTCAACAGCATCGCCCGCTCGACGGACGTGAAGTTGATGTCCACGCCGCGCTGGTTCGAGACCGAGAGCTGCGCGTACCGCTGGATCGAGTTCTCCGCCGCCATCGTCGCGCCCTTGCGGCCGACGTACTGGAACGGCAGGCGGATGCTCAGCACCTGACCGAGGATCACACCTTCGATCGGGCCCGGCAGCAGCGACTGGTAGTCGCGGTTCGTGCGGCCGGTCATGTTGGCCTTGGCGTGCAGCAGCACGAGCGCCTTGCGGGCCACCCACTGTGCAGTCAAGAGGCTATTGGTCGTCATTTTTCTTCGCCTTCTGAGTTTTTCGGATTACCGCATGGCGGCGCGCATCTTCTGGCGCTCCATCCGCGCTGCGATCTTTTTCCCGCGCTCGTTGGCGACCCACTCGTCCATGCTCATATCGCTCGGGGCCTTTGAAGGGCCCGGACCGGACGGGACGGGGGTCGGCGGCGGCGGTGCGTTGGTAGAGGACTTCTGCTTCGGGGGTGTGGGCTTCGCTGCCGCAGGAGCCGGAGCCGGGGTGCTGAGCTGCGCTTCGAGTTTGCCGATCTGCACGAGCTGCTGCTCCCGGGGCATCCGCGAAATGCGCGCGGCGAGATCCGGATGAGTCGCGAGATGGACAGTGATCTTGGCGCCAGCGTCAGAGAACACGACAGCGCGCGCGGCGGATTCGTCCAGCTTGGGCAGGTTGGGGTTAGCAAGCGCCGCGCGTAGAGCGACATCGTCGCCCACCAGCGTATCGACGCTGGTCGAAAATTTCGCGCGAGCTGCTTCCACCGTCTGCTTCTGCTGGGCGCCCGTGAGGGCCGCCTCAACACGCTTGTCGACCTGTCTCTGCAGCCACTCGTTCTGCTGCTGCGAGAACTGGACCGGGTCGAACCCGACACTTTCCAGAGTAGGGGCGGGGTCATCTGCGGGCGGAGCTGTCGGCGCGGGGGCGGCCGCGGGTGCCGGCGCAACGCCAGCTTTCGCCTCAAGATCCTTCAGTCTCTGCTGCAGATGCTCGCCGTAGGACCGGAGAGCGTCACGCTCGACAATCAAACCCTCGATGCGATCCCGAGCGCGGCCGCCGGGAGCAGGAGCAGCCGGAGCTGCATCACCGTTACCGTCGTTCGTCGCTTCGCTGTCAGGAGCAGCGGCTGCGGGTGCTGAATCCGCGGTGTCAGCAGAAGTCTCGTCTCCTACCGGAACGGCCGGGTCCGAATCAGGTGCCGGGGCGGACGACGCCTCGGGCTGTGCCGGCGCTGAAGGCGCACTGGCCGGCGGAGTGGGTGCCGGCGCTGACGCGGCCGGGGCGGATTTTTCGTAGGCAGCAAGGTCTTCACGTGAAAAAGCCATTTTGAAACTCCAGCGCGGGTGTTCGATCCCGCGAGAACGTGCTCACCGAGTTTGAACCAATCCAAAACTGTTAGGGCGCCGACTCTCCCGTGGCCGCAGCCTCTTCGCTGAGACGCGCGGTGGCGTCGGCGGAGTTGCCGGCGATCTTCTGGGCCGCGATCAGGTTGGCGAGGTGCTTGCCTGCCGACTCGATGATGCGGTCGTGCTGATCGAGCGGAATCTGCTGCGCCTTGCTCTGCTGGATCGCGGCGCCCGCCTTGTCGCGGGCCGTGAGCGCCTGCAGCCGAGCCAACTGTGCCGTCTGCATCGGGTCGGGTTGCGGCGGCGGGGGCAGCGTCTTCTGCTCTTCCTTCGTCGGCTGCACGATGCCCTGCTGAATGAGCGGGATTCGCAAGCGACGCGTGAGTTCGTCGGAGTCGAGCATGTCGATGTTCTTCGACAGGAGATCCGGCGCCATCTGCGCGATCGACGGCAGCACTTCCGCGGCCTCGATGAGGGTCGCGAGCGCTTCCTGCCGGGCGGTCTGGAAGCTGGGGCCGATCGTGACCTTGCAGGAGTAGCTCCCTTTCGAGAGGTCGTGGAGGACGTCCCCCGACTCCGGGTCCGGGCCGTTCAGCGTGACCAGCTTCTCGACGCCGTCCTCGCCGATGATCTGCTCAACACGCTCGCTGTCGTAGACAGACGGGATCATGTCGATCAGCATCTCCCACGTGAGCTGTAGCGCGTCGCCGAAGCCATCGACGAACTCGAAGCTGCCGAGGTCGGAGCGGCGCGTGTGCTGGACGAGCGCCTTGCCGCTGACGCGATTCATCTCCTCGGAGTTGCCGAGCGCCGGGTCAAAGAATCCGGTCGTCGCCTGAATGTCGGAGATCGCCTGCTGCGCAAGCGCGATCGCGCCAGACGGCATGTCGAGCGGCGTCGTGCGCTGTGGCATACCCCCCGCGCTGACCGCCTTCGGGTCGACGTTGTACGGCAAGTACGGACGGGAAGCTGTATTCGCCTGCGCCCACTGGTCTTCGTACCCCTTGATCATCGTCTCGGTCGCGAGATACGGGGCCTTCGGGATGAGAGCGCTGCGCTCGATCATGTCCGACGCCCGGCTGTTGTAGCTCCGCTGCGCGTCCTTCGCGTGGCGGATCATGCTCTGCAGCTTCTTGCGGCCCTCGATATTGATGTAGCGACCCGGGACGCGCACGATTGGAATCCGCTTCCAATTGTAGTAGATCGGGCCTTCGAGAATCGTGCCGCCGTTGCACTTCACCCACATGACGCGCCACTTGAGCACGGTGCGGGTCTTCTTCATGCGGCGGGCTTTGTCCTTGCCGTGGCCCAGCGCTTCGAGCTGCTTCTCGACGCTCTTCGCTTCCTCATCCCAGTCGATGACGTCGCCGTTCGTCATCAACGCGATCGTCTTCTCGTACGGCACGCGCTCGTAGTATTCGACGACGCGAACTTCCTTGTCCGTGAACCAACCGTACGAGTCGCGCGAGATCGAGAAGCTGGTGTCGGAGCCCGCGTTCGGGTACAGCGTGTTGTGCTTGACCTTCGAGATGCGCGTGCCGATCATGCCCCACATGGCGTCGCCCGCACACGGGTCGTTGCACTCCGGATCCCAGATGACGGTCTGCGGGTTCGCGACGTCCTTGATCCGCAGCACCTGATCCCACGTGTCATCACCCGCGTACTCAGGAGCGATGTACCAGACGCCGAAGCCGCCGGCCACCGCGAACTTGTACTGGTTCTTATAGATGACCGGCGCGCGACTCGCGTCCTCGATGCTGCGGCACAGGCCGCCGAGCATCTCGGCAGTCTCGCCCTTCGCGCCTTCGGACGCGGGCCGAACCTTGCCATTCGGCCGCGTCTGGCGCATGTCGGCGACAACGAGGTTCACCGGGCCGATCACGCGGTTGAACGTGTAGCACGGCTTGCCCTTGCGGGCTTCGAGCACGACCGGATCCCACTGCCCCATCGTCTCCGCGTTGTAGACGAAGTTGAGATCTTCCGAGTGGAGCCGACGATTCTCCTCGAACGCGCCGACGCCTTCGTCGTATTTGTTCCGGATCCGCGAGAGGAGTTCTTCCGTCGTGGTCGGATCAAGTGCGGTTTCCCCGGTTGGGGGTTGGAGATTCGGCGGGGTCCGGTCGTCGCTCACGTCGGCAGTTCCTCCACGATGATGCGGCGCTGACCAACCGCGACGTAGGCGTCGGTAGTCTTGCCGGCGGGTACGACGACGGGCGCCACTGGCGCCGGCTTCCACCTCACCACTTTCTGCGCCTCACCAGTTGGCTTGCCGTGCTTGTCGAGCACGGGTTTCGTGCTGATGTCGGCGTCCTCGAAGCTGACGCGCATGGCGTTTAGCTGACTGTGGTTCTTCACGGAAATCTGCGTAGTCATAGTGTCCTCACCTGTTTGAAAATCAGCCGCTCCACACGGGCGACGGTGTCCAGTCGAACCAGCGTTTGCCGACGACGATGTTCGGCTCGACCTTCGCGCGCTCGCGCCCGCTCATCATGAAGTACCGGATGGCGTCCATGAGGTGGTCGTTCTGTTTCACGATGTTGCCTTTCTCGTCGCGGCGGTAGAGGCGGTACTCGTTGCGGGTGTTCGTGCAGGTGCTGAACACCTTGAACTGGCCCTGACTCATCGCCTCCCACACCGTGTAGACGCCGGCCTCGCGCGCGTTATTCGCCGGCTCGACGTCGAGCCCGAGCTGCAGGTACAGCTCCAGCATCTGCTCGCCGTCTTTCTGGCTTCGGCCGCGTGCGGCCGGGTCGATGACGCCGGGCAACCACTTGCCGCGCGTGTGGATCGCAGCCGCGTGCACAGAGGGCTCGGCCTGCCCGCGATAGTATTCGTCGTACATCACGACGCCGCGCGTCTCGGGGTTGATGGCGAAGAACCCGGCCGCCGTGCGATTCCAACCAACGTCGAGCGAGAAGCCGCGCGGCCAATGCCGCGGGATCTCGTACGGCGGAATGATGATGTCGCTCTCGGGAATCTGGTAGATCGCGCCAGCCCCGAGCTGCGGAACGCCCTTCGTGCGCGCGTCGCGTTGCCACGGCGGGATGCTGGCGAGGATCGCGGCCTTCTGAGATTCGCTCAGGTGCGGCACGTCCTCCCACGAGACCATGATCGCGACCTTGGAGCCGCTGCTCTTGGGCGTCTCTGTGCCGCCGTCTGTCGGCGTCGGCGCCAGTTCCGGCAGGTAGAGCAGCATCAGCTTCGTGAGGCCCTGCAGCGGCGTGGCTGTGAGGAACACGATGCCGTTCACGGTCATGGTGCGGAGCAGGCACTCCGTGTAGATGTCCTCGGGCGGCTCTTCGTCCGGCCAGATGACATGCTGTGACGTGCCTTGGAACGCTTCGCGGCCCTGATCGTAGCTCTTGAACTGCAGCGTCGAAACGCCGCCGGTCGGCACGTGCCGAACGAAAACCGTCTCGACGGCGTCCGCGAGTCCGTGCTTCACGGTCGCGCGCAGGATCAGCTCGCCGCGGATGAGGCCCGTACCTTTCGCGGCCTCGTCGCCGGGCGCGCCGATCATGAGGCGCTGGATGATGTCGCGGACGTTCTTGCCGGTGTCGCCCGCGGCCCACGCCTCGACCGGGTGATCAAAGCGCCGGCCTTCCCACCAGTCCGGATACTCGCCCGTCAGGTGGTAGGTCATCTCGCAGCCGCCAGCGATCGTCTTGCCCGACCGGTTGCCGCCGAACATGCCGCGCTCGTTGTGCGTGCGGCCGAGGCGGAAGAATTGCATCTGCTTCGCGTAGGCTGCGCGGATCTCCGGGGTACTAAAGTAGGTCCGAATTCGGTTCCTGCTCTCGTCCCGCTCGATCGCTTCGAGCATCTGTAAGAGCTGCAGCTTCTCGCTTCGGCTCAACAATTTCGTACTCAACGTCGATAGCGCCGAGTCTGTCGATGATGCGGTCACCGAACTTTGCGAGGAGTTTGGTGAGTCGGTTGTCGAGCTGCTGGTCATTCAGTTTCTCCGGGTTGCGCACGTTGAGGTCGAGGCGTTCCCGATACTCGGGCATCTTCGCACTCAAGACCTTCGTGAGCAGTTTGTCGTTGCCGGCGAGAGCCATCTGGATCGCGCGCTCTTCGAGCGCCTTCGCTGCCAGTGGATCCGCGCCCCTCACGGCGTCGGCAAATTCCGTGTTCCGCTCGATCTCCGCGTAATACTCCGAGGGCGTCACGACGATCGCGTCGCGCGCCGTGGCCGTGTTGCCCGTGTCGACGTAGACCTGAATGAAGCGAGCGCGCTTCTCAGGTGTCCATTCGTACGGACCGTACTCGGTGGGCGTGCGCTTGACGCCAAGCCGGTCCTCCAGTTCGTTCACCGCGGCGCGGAACACTGCGGAGTACGACAGGCGGCCGAGCACCTGCGCTGTCGTCATGCCGGCGGTCTTCGCCGCTTCGTCGAAGTTACGCAGGTGCGCGTACGCTTCGAGGAATTTCTTCTCCGCCTTGTCGGGCTCGACAGGAGAAGGTGCCACCACGATCGGCGAGGCGTTTGGGATCTGCTCGCGTTGCTTGTAAGGGCGTTTGTAGTCGGGCGTCCCGCCCGCCTTAGCGCCGATCGTGGGGCGACCGTTCTTGAGCCGGTGGCAGTCGACGCACAGGCGCGGATTGCTCACGTAGCGCGGGGCCATGTGTCCGTACCGACACACGCTGGTGTCGTAGAACTGCGGCCAGCCGCGGGCTCGCGCCTCCGCGAGCGACACGAGTCGGCTCGGGAGGTTGTTGTAGAGGTCCGGACGTCCGTCGCCAGTCAGCGGCGCGATCGTACTCGGATCAATCGGTGGGAACTCAGCCTGTTCCGCCAAGCCAGTTCCCGTGCCGGTCGTAACCGGCGCTCTGCTGCCACAGCAGTGCTTCGTGCTTCGAGTCGTTCGTCGTGCCGTAGCACGCCTGTTCCCAGACCCAGACGAGTTCCTCGCCCTCGAAGTCCCACTCGATCTGGTTGCGCGGGCTGAACTCGACGACGTCGCCGACCTTCACACGCATCGGGCGCGTCTTGCCGGTCTCGTCGCCGTCCTCGAAGTAGAGGGAGCGCTCGGTGTTGAGGTGCCCCTGCATGAGGTCGAAGCGCACCCTGCGGCGCTGGCGGCGACCGGGGCCTGTCGCGACGACGAGGCCCTTCTGCAGCGAGATGCCAGTCGTCCAGAGGACGGGATGCTGGTACTCGAAGCGCTTGATCAGGAGCCGGTCGCGCAGCGGACGAACCAGCTTGTTGATGCGCGCGAGGTACGGCGGCAGCTCATGCGGCTGAGTTGGTTCGCGCGGGTACTCCGCCGGGGCGACGCCCGTCACGAGGTCGACTTCGCTGTCGCGCAGGATGCGGATCGCCTCGCCATTGTACACCGACTCCATGCCGACTGCGGCGCCGAACACGACAACGTCGCCGGGCGACGTCGCCATCCGAGCCGCGCCACCGTCGATCAGGGGGCGCCCGGGGCCGACAGCGAGCACGGTGCCGGTGAGCGTACGCTGCCAGTCCGGCAGGAGCACAGCGGCCTTCACAGGCACGTAGCGGACGGCGATCAGCTCGCCGAGTAGTTGCATCGGAAAAGTAGACACGAGCCTCACCTCGGGGTCTTAGGGAACAGTGCCGTTCGGCGTCTGAATCGCCATGATCTCGATGATCGAGATAGCGTTCATGGTGAACGGTTGGCCGGTCACGGAGTCAACCGCGACTGCCTGAATCCAAAGCTGGCAGAGCTGCGAGCCCTGTCCAATCGACGGATATGTGAACGCGAGCACGGAGCCCGGGATCTGCAGCGTCATCGCCGACCCGGTCGGCGCGATGGGCGTGCCGGGCACCATGTTGGCGACGTTCGTGATGTCGTCGAGTTGCCACGCGATCGACGTCGGCGTGACCGCGGTCTGCGTGTGGTCGAGGAACTGCATGTCCACGAAGACATCCGTCCCCGCGTACACGCGGTTGTCGACGTACGGGGCGGTAGGTTGCCCGTACAGGCCACGATTGTTGACGGTCATGCGGCTCGGTCCTCGATGCTGCTGGCAATTCGCGTAATGAAACGCCTCATGGCGTGTTTGCTGACGTGCCCAGTCTCACGCCACCCTTGAAGCAGAATCGCAGCGCCGCTCCACACGCGACTACGCAACAGGACGGGGTCTATATCGGTGAAGAGGACGTCAAGCGCCTCGATGGCTTCTTCAAACAGCCGGCGCGCCGCGCCGCGCTTCAGTCCTACCGACCGGTCGTACGCAATCCAGTTGTTGTTCCGGTGCGTGGTCGAGTATTGGATAGCCATCGCGGATCCTTACAGGTTAGGCCACGTCGGTCGGACGTTGAGAAAAATGTCGCCCGCGCGCACCGTGACGATGATCACAGCAGCCCGCTCCGCTTCTCTTTGACCTTCGCGGGCTTCTCACCCAGCTTCATGCCCTCCGGGTGAACCTTGCCGGCGTGACGGATGACGTGGTCCGCGCGAGCGTGCACCTTCTGGTGCTCTTCGCTCGTCAGGCGCCCCTCGATCCAGTTGCG